CTTCTGTAATCCCATATTGTCTACATTAGCATCAAAGAATGGTCTAATGGCAATAGTAGATTTCTTGTTTTGTGGATACTTTTCCACGATTGTTACTCCGCTCATGTTTGGTTTGTTTGGTTTTTACTATAACTGGTCACAATATATGACCTTTTATATTTAGAACCTATTAGAAGTTGCGAACTTCCCATGTGATCAGTCATGGTACGCGTACAATAGGTGACCTGGGGATACTATCCACAGGGTGGTAAAATGACTCAGACTAGTGAGGGTGTTTTAGCCAGTTAGACTGGTGTCCGCTATCCTTTCTGAGTACTGTTACTTTTATATCTTTTGGCAGGGGATTTTAACCCCCTGCCTCAGATACTATTTTTAGAATGATCCTCCAGTAACTGGGTTTCTCATAACAATCTTCAACACCTTAGTTGGGTCTTTTACCCAGATTGCTGGCATTGTTTGTGTCATGAATACACGGTAACCGTTGAACTGTCCAGAAGACTGGAAGCCTTGAGTACGACCCATGTAGTCCATTGTACCGTTTTGGTAGAACCACTTCAATTGATTATCCCAAGATAACTTCAACAAGAAGATGTTGTCGTTAGTGTTCTCAGTAATATCAAAGATAATGAAATTGTAAGAAGATAATGGGAAACCATCAATGATTGGGTTCTCAATATCATTAGTGTGGATGTTATCAAACGCTGGGTTCAATACAAACTTAACGTTAGCCAAGAAAGGAATAACGTATTGAGTGTATGCAAAACCAAAGTTTAAGTCCATACCTTTACCAGTGATAGCTCCTACCTCTGATGCATTAATTACTAAGCCAGAGTTGATAGCTTCACGCTTGATAGCTTCGTTAACAAGCTTCATACCACCAAGGCCAGTTTGTACAACTAACTCACGCTTAGGATCTGGACCTTGGAATTCAACCTTACCATTAAAGAAGTTGAAGATCTCAGATTTAAACAAGTCTAAGTTGAATGAACCTTTGTTGTAAATACGCTTGTAAGAGTTATCTAACTGCTTCCAAAGACCTACAGATAAACGAATATCATCTGGACCATCTTGCTTAACCTTACCACCTTGACCCCACATTAAGTAAGTTTCAATGTCGTTAGCAATCTTAGTCAAATGAGCTGCTTCCATAGAAGTTAAGAATGTACGAGTAAGCTGTCCTGATTCGTAAGCTTTCTTTACATAATCTTTACCCATTTTAGAAGCCATAGTTTCTAAAGAAGATACAGAAGGATCAACGTTCTTATCGAAGTTTCTCCACATTTCAATTACAGGAACTGTACCGTCTGCTTTCATTCCACCTTTCATCATTAAGTCAGCACGAGAGCTAACAGAATAGTGAACGTGAGCTTCAGCACCACCTACATAGTTGTAGAATTCACGGAAACCTGCATTGATGTTACCGATATCAGAGAAACGCTCACCGTATTCACCACGAGCAGATCCTTTACGGAACACCTTAGTACCCACCTTTAAGTACTTGTTATCCAAATACTTAGCATTGTCGTTGTTTACCAACTGAACAGTATAGATGAAACCGTCACCTGCTGGGATAATATCGTCAGCTGTGATGTACATCTCAACACCGTTATACTTGTCATAAGTGATGATATCACCATGACCAAAAGAACGCTTATTCAATTTAATCTTGAAAGACTGACCATCAATACCTTTAGTGGCATTTGCTGATTCAATATCTTCTGTAATGTATGGAAGATCCTGCGTTACTGGAATCTGCCACTTGTACTCACCACGTGCGTTATCTACTGAGATAACGTTCTTACCGCCAAAGCTAGACATCTGGTACAAAGGCATTTCTACCTTTTGAGCCATAGCCCATAAATCTACAGGACCTAAGTCTGTAGGTTCTGCTGACTTTAGCAAGTTTGAAAGGTGGTAGCTGTCTACGTGCGAGCTAGTCTGATAGCTGGTATCTCGTAGAAATATACCATTGTTCAAAACTGGAGTTGCCATGAGGCTTTTAAATTTAAGGGTTAATAAATAATTTAAGTAAAATTAGCGTTTAAATATGTTTGTAGGTCTAGCAATCTTTCTAGTCCTAGTTTCATCTTCATCCTGATAAGTAGAGACGTTTTTACGAGCTTGCTCTGTCTTTAACTGTCTCACTGTTTGTTCTACCGCTTGGTTCTTTCCTTGTTTTACCAAGTTCTGACGGTATTCTTCAGGATTAGATAATAACCATAATGCTTCAGCAATCAATGGGTAGTTAGGTTCTACAAACTGATACTTCTCTAAAAGATGACCCAACTGGTTAGTTGGTCGTCCACTAATAGAAGGATAGTTAGGTTGAACTAATCCACTATATAACTGAGCCTGAGTCTTTTTATCCAACTTAAGTCCGTTAATCTCTGCTGGTCTCAAAGCTTCAAATACATTTTTCATGTATGCTTCAGCAGCTTGTTCTTGTTGCTGCTTTCTGCTTTCTTGCTCTGCAATCTGAGATTGTACAATCTCTTCTTGCATCTGATCCAACTTTGGTTTAAACTGCTTGGCTTTCTTTTCTAGTACACCTAGATCTTTCCAAGTAGTAAGTTCTTCTTCAATCTCCTCTTCTGTACCAAAACCAGTAGCTTGTAAATAAGACTTTACAATACCTTCTTGGTCGTTCTCATTAGTAGGATCTAACTGACGAACCTGTTCAACCTGAGCTAGAGCTTGGAAAAGACCTTTTAAATCTTGTCCTCCATCTGCTACGTACTTAGCTGCATATTGCAACTCTTCTGGTAATGACTCAAAAAACTCTTGAGGAGTCTTTGCAGCAACTTCTTGTTTTAAGTTATCAATGTTGGCTTGCCATAGCTCCTCAACATCTTTCTCTCCAAGACCACCTAAGTAATCTTCTAAAGACTGCTTACTCTCATCATAATCATCAAAGGCAAACATTTCCTTTGACTCAATACGTTTTTTAAGAAACTCTACTAAGCCAGACTTTTCTGTCTTAGGTCTTCCACCTTTAGATTTAGCAGATTGATCATCATCATCATCTTGATCACCATCATCATCCACATTCACAAGGTTGTCAATAAAGTCTTTAGCTGCAGCTGGATCTTTATCCTTTTTATCATCTGCACCATCTGGATCTTTATCATCCGTGTCATTATCATCCTCATCTAAAAAGCTTGTGTCAAACTTTCCTTGACTAAAGATGTTGGGTTTTGGATCTTTTTTATCTTCAGTTGTAGGAGTTACAATGCTATCTGCACCGGGTGCTCCTAACCAACTATCAATATCAAGATCTACTTGCTGCACAGAAGTCTGTACATTGTTTTGATTATCAGTCATTTTGTTTGGTTTTTATGTGTATCTCTACATAATCAATATACAACTTAAATCTTAAAAATTTACTTTTCCTGTAATTTTTTTATCTAAGGTGTGGATAATAGAGCTATAATTATTCCTACTTTTTTGTAGAAGTTTTACCTCCGACATCATACTTGTTCTTATTCTCTCTAGCAATCTGTAATTGTTTGTCTGCAATCTCTCTCTGAGTCTGAATTTTCTCACGCTCAATGTTTAACTTTTGAGCACCTTGTTCTTTTCTAGTCATCTCAGATTCACGTTTCAAGTTCATTTGATCTTGATAACGTTGTTCTTGACGAATACCTTCTAAAGCATCTTGATAGTCAGATTGTTGATTTTGGTTAATATCTACACCAGCACCATATCCTGCAGCTCTAATTTCTGCTACAGTAAGCTGAGTTTGTCTATCAAGATCAGCCTGCTCAGCTCTAAATTGTAAGTCCATCTGCTTCTGACGCTCTTGAGACTCAATCATTTGCTGCTGCATTTCTTGTTGCTGCTGTAACTCAGATTGTTTAGCTGCTTGAGTCTTTTGCTCAGCATCTTTAAGAACACCTGTAAGTTCAGCAATAGACTCAGATTTAATAACATTACCTAAATCATAGATAGAAGCACCAGTAGTATTGTTATTAAGAGCAAGTTGTTTAAGCTGCTCCATTACATTTCTAGCATTAGTCTTAGTAGTACAGAAGATATTTAAGTCTCTCATTAATAACTCAGTACCATTCATCTCAAAGTTAACCTTCTCATCTTTACCAGTAATGTACTGAAGACGTACGCTAGGTTTCTTAGAGTGATAATATTGAGCTAAGTCTGTACGCATTTGGTGAACTCTTGGCATTAAATTATCAGAGTGTTGGATAAAATACTGCTCTGTTTGTGCATAAGAAGCGTTCATAGCTTGTTCTATACCAGTAGCAGTTTCTTGACCAATCATCTGACCCATACGCTGAGGGTTCAAACCAATCACCTCAAAAGCTTGATTCTTAAAGTAACTAGCTAAGTTTACACGAGATAGTAAACGATTAGTTTGTTCTAAGTTTAATACTTGGTAGTGTTGGAAGTTAAGAGCATTCTCAGTGTTAGTAATAGACGTATCTAAAGGTAACATCTGGAAGTTCTTCATGGCTACATAAGCCTTAGCCATATTATTCTTACCCCAATCTTCACCCATAGAGTGACGTGGTAAAGAGTTCTGGTCTAACATGATAACTGTTCCTAGCTCATCTACTAAGATGTCAGCAATCTGGTTATTTACAATATTATAACCTATCTGATATGGCTTCATAAGATCTACCAATGAAATACTGCGGGTGTTTCTATCACCAAACACAGAACCTTCAACTGGAAGTTTACATCCATAAAGTGTTGCATCTCCTTTAAACTGGAATGGAATACGTCCTGGTTTACCACCATTAAGACCTAAATAAATAGGATTGATACCTCCAGGGTTATTCATACCCCAGAACGCAGGACGGTTAGGTCCAATCTTAACGCCACCCCAAGTTTCGTTAATCCAAATCCAGTCAATATGTTCTCCAAAGATTAAGTTATCTTTAGACTTTTGCTTGTATATAGAAGTATTATACAGAGGTTTATCTGTAACTTTATAGCTTTCACCAATGATATCTTGGATAATTTCTCCTTCTTCTGTAATCTTAGTCAAGTGACCAATCTTACGTTGAGACTTCCAATAGATTGTAGATACACGTAGTAAATGAGACTTGCCAAAATCCACTGTATCCTCAGAATCCGCTAAAATCCACTCTACAATATCTCCTGTACCAAACTGTGTGTCGTATAAAGAAGCATATTGTCTATAACCTAATGATGGCATTTCTGTATTCCAATCATGAGATTTAGTAGGATCATAGTATGTACCGTCATTCTGGTATCCTTGTACAGCATACCCAGCTGAACGTACAGGATAGATGGCTTCTAAGGACTCCAATTGATCTTGGGTCATCATCCATCCATACTTGTCAATAACGTCTGATACAGACATCATATCCATCTTTCCTACCCAGTTTCCTTGAGAGATGTAACGTACATCTGGAGACTTGTGATAGAAAGTAAGTAATGGGTTCCAAAGCTCTACATCATAGTCGTCCTCATTCATCTTAAAATGCCAGAACTCCCTATCTGTAATAAGCATATCTCTAAATGCACGCTCTTCAAGCTCTTGCATTTTAAAGCGTTCTTCATCTACTGACATCTGGTGGGTAGCCCACTCTTCAATCATAGATCTGTAATCTTTACGGAAAAATCCTTCAATCTCAGGAAGCTGTTGTAGATTTTCTGGGGCTAAAGCTTTCTGCATTTCTTCAGAATCTAGCTCAATACCCATATTCATCATCTCAATCATCATCTTTCTCTCAGCATCCTCTAGTAAAACTTTCTCTACCATGGAACGCTTTTCCTCCATCATTTCATTATATGAGATGTCGTCAATAGCCTTAAACATGATACGTGAGCTTCTCTTAGAGAACTCATTACATAACACGTTGATTACGTTAGGAATAATAGGATAGAACTTAAGCTCTAATGCAGACTCATCCTCTTTTGTTAATGTGTCAATAAGATCAGCCATCTCATTGTCTTCTTCTACAATGTAGTCAGCCTTATCAATAATACCCTTAGCCAGCTTGTAGTTCTTCATAAGTCTACGAGCATTACGTCTAAGTTGTTTCATACCTTGGAATTCTAGCCAATCTAGGTTCCATGCTCTCCATTCCTCATCCTTCTCTTTTTCAGATATAAACTGGATAGGCTGGGTAAGTGTACCCATTTTGTTATAATCCGCCTTTTTTCCAGATTTAAGATCTAGAGCATTGTATATCTGCATGATATTTAATTATTTAAGTCTGCTGGTTCTTCAGCAATTGAATTAGTAAACGAAGAAGTTGTTGTTAAAATACTAGATGGATTACTTGTACCCATACTAACATTACCAGAACTACTGATAAACATTGGCATAGTATAGTTTGGAGTAGTACTAGTATGCCAAGTACCTGTTGATGTAGAAGGAATATGCACAAGTTCTTTTTCCTCTTCCTTTAAAAGAAGTAAAGCCTCTTCGAGTGTAATATAGTTTTCTTTAACTAGTCTAGATAAGATCTTTACCTTTTCTGTGTGGAGCTCATTGTTTTCCATATTATTTCATATTTTTAAAGGGATTACGAGGGGCTCTTGACATACCTCCACCACCTTTAGAACCACCAATATGTCTAAAGGGGCTCCAATTTAATTTACTAAATTTCTGGGAGTTATCCAAGTTTTCTTTTGTAACTTCTACACGTTTAGTTAGTCCTCTATTACTCTGTTGTACCTTAGCAAACGCTATAAGGGCACAAAATGCTACTAAACGGTCAACGTTTAAGCCATCTCTATAAGCTTGCATCTCACGTAAAAGCATGATGTCAGGGATACGTTCTACACCATAAACAGTTTTTACGATGTCACCGTTTTCTTTAGTCTCATGATCCAGCTCTTCTTTTAGGAATTCAATACCATAAGATAGTACGTTTCCTTTAAAGAGTGTACCAACGTTTTTCCATCCATACTCTTGGAATACGTTACGGTTGGCACCAATATCTTTTAAGAACAAAATCATGTCTTTTGGTACTAAGTATCGTTGCTTTCTTTTAGAGATCATATACTGAATGAATAAAGCTACGTTATTTTCCACAACTGTCCAAGCATTATACCACTCTATAAGAAGCTCAAGTCTTTCATGAGTTTTATTAAGATCGTCAAAACGTCCACACCATGATGCTACAATCATGTCACGTTCTATCTCATTTTTAACCATTCCGTTACCATCATCTTTGATCACCTCTACTGGATTCTTATATACGTATATAGAACATAGTGATTCTGAAGTAGTTGTCTTTCCTTCTCCAACAGGGTCCACAGAAGCATAGTACATCCCAAAAGGAGGATCTTTATGTGGTCTCTCGTAAATACACAACACTCCTTCTTTATCTTCAGTCTTTTTAGATATAGGAAACTCCATGATAGGAATCTTTCTAGATGGTTTATCTATAATCTTTCCTTCAGCGTTACGAGAAAGCTCTAAATATTCTACAGGATATTCTTTATCTTGAATACGTTGCATCTGTTTAGCTACCAAGTGTGGTGGGAATACACTCACCTTACGTGTAGCAAAAGCTTCTTCAATACAACGTGGTTGCTGTGAGACTGTCAACTGATAAGCTGCCGGATCTAAATCCTTCTTCATCTTATCAAATTCTTTCTCTAGAGCCTCTAAAGCTTCCTCAACCTTAGAATTACCCCACTGATCAATATACGGAGGCATAGACCACTGTTCTGGGATAAATAGACCGGTAATTCCTATTGTCCCATCTTTGTCTACAAGATTAGACTCTACACCATAGAATCCATTTTCTTCTGGATGCATGATATATTCTTTCATAGGTTCACATTGATCCAAGTCACCGACAGATCCTGCTGCTATAAACTGACCAGTAATCATATGACCAGACTTTAATGCTGGCTTCATGAAACCATATGTGTCATCCATTTTAGGAGCAATACCAGCCTCCTCGTGAAAGAAGTATGTTACGGGTCCACCGACACCATGGGTAGGATCTTTCTCAAAAGAGTATAGGTTGATCGTGGATTTCAAACCTTTATAAGTATCACGACCACCTATCCTCACTTTAATCTGTTGCTGCCACGCCCCGACTTTGTCAGGCTCAGCTGGACGATACCAGGCTGTATGTTCATTTAAGAAGTTCTTATATTCATTAAGAAACTTCCATGAGCCTTTCTCGTTTATATAATCCTTTAGAGAAGCACCAATCTTTAACACAGCTCCTTCTTCAAACCAATACTGGTTAATTAGTTTAGCCATGTGGAAATAAGAAGATGCTATCTGACGCTTTTTTAGAATGATGGCATGCTTCCAATGCATTTCAGCAAGATGTTCATATAATGCCATGTGATATTGGGCATCTCTCACCTTAGCAAAGTCAAACCTCTTTTCTTCTTTATCATAGATAGGTAAGAAGTTTAACCACATGTAATAATCTCTACTAACATACCAAGCTTTTCCGGCATCTTTTATGATTATACCATTACGGCATTTTGCTTTCTGATCATTCCAGTAAGCAATAAAGTCTTTAGTCTTTACAGGTGCTGCACAATAGTATCCTTGTTTCTGAAACTTACGACCTTCTTCATTGAAGATCTTACTAGTTTCATTAAACTCATACTTACCGGGTTCTTTGAATATAGATAATAAGAAGTCTCTAAACTCTTCTCTTGTATAGAAGGTAGTTACATCCCATGCTCCATTTTCATATGTAGGTATTTCTTTAAACATTATTATTAAACTCAGTGTCAGTTAACTTATGTACAGCATTAATGTCACCTTTTCCTCTATGCAATAAATATAAAAGAGTATTGATATCTTTACTACGTAGTATACCTTTTATTTCATAGTTACTCCAATAAGCATTGTATAAGCTTCTTGGAATAGCATTCCATAACTCAGTATATGGATTAAAATGAAATGTCCAATCATGCATGAATTCATCTTTTACATCTGATACAGCTGCAAACTCTTTGATGTTCTCATAGTCTGTGTAAACTTCCTGTTTCATATTTTTAACATTTAATATTTAATATTTTAGGAAAGCAGAAGATGGGTGCGTGGACATCTGCTTTTACGATTGGCTTTTCTAACCGGTTTGGCCCCTATGAGCAAATTCCAATCAACCTAAGTTTTTACTTATTGAATATTCTTTCTAAAAGACTTCTAGATTTTAAATACTCAATTTCTTCTTCTGCTTCAGATAAAGAACAAGATAATGACATCATTTCTACTCTTAACATACGAACTGCTTCTTGTAGCTCATCTATAGCTTTTGAAGCTTTCATACCTTCAAAATTTACATGAAATAGTTCTGAACAATCTCTCTTTCTAGCATATGCATAGCCATATACAGAGTTTTTGCTCTTCATTTCTTTAAGTTTTTTTAACTCATCTTGTAACTCATGATACTCATCATAAGATACAGTTACGGTTGGTCTGTGTGTCATATCTTCTGTTTCTTGGTTTGTTTTATTTACTACATAGTCACTATAACTAGATGACATATGGTTAAGTAATAAAGGAAATAACATTGGTCCCATGTTTATAAAATTAGCTGTAGAGGGTGGACTCGAACCACCAAGGTGAGATTCAATTGATAACACAACGCTTGCAAGCTGGTGGTCTACCCCATATTATCAATCTATTTCTGTATCACCGCCCACGAGACAGGTGGGTACGTTTGCCGTGGCCATACTGAGACAGCCATATTTCGTCACTCTACAATTTTACTTATTTATTATACTCGTAGTTTAATATCTGTCCTACTAAGTCACTACGGTGGTTCTCTTTTAGTTTAATCCATTTAATGCCATCAATCTTTTTAGATAGTTCAATAGCATAAGTTAATCCAGTGGTAGCATCTTTTGTATCTTGCTGCTCATTATCACCGTTCACAATAATCTTACCAGTCTTACCAAGTCTAGTTAAAATAGCAAGCATCTCAGCTTTACTCAAGTTTTGTGCTTCTTCTACAACAAGAATATCGTCAATGGTTTTACCACGGATAAACTGTACGGGATAAGCTACGATCTTCTCGTCTTTTACCATAGCTTGAATCTTAACTTTATCTGCACACTTAACCAAGTTTTCTTGGAATGCTTCTAAATAAGGGTTAAACTTGTCTTCTAAACTACCCGGTAAATACCCTAATGAATTACCCACTTCTATAGTAGCACGTGTGATATAAATATGATCACATTGTTTCTTGTTTAAGAAATCTAGTGCACTTAATGCACATACTAGCGATTTACCAGATCCAGCTCTACCAGTTACTATGACAATCTGATTTTCTATAATCAAACGTCTAGCTTCTTTCTGCTCATCATTAAGATTAACATGATACTTGATCTCTTGTTTACGTTCTCTGTTTGGTTCTTTCATAGTTTTCTTATTGGTCATATGCAAGGTTTTGTCCGCCTCTAACTTGTGATTGTTGTTCTTCCATTAAATCTCTGTACACACCTTTAAAGCTTTGTCTAACAGAGTCAAATCTTTCTGCAATTCTAAGAATAGCTGTAGCAGATCCATCTCTACCAGAGGTTACTTTTTCTGTGGCCATAAAACCTGCCATATTATCTAGGGCAATCTTTATACCTTGGTATGCTCTATATGTAGGAGTCTCATACATTTTCTTACACATTCTTAATGCATTCACTACAAGATCATCTTCTGTAGAAAAGTCTCCATCCACCTCACCAAGAATTATTTCTTCTTTGTCCGTTTCTGGTACATCAAAGAAAGGATTTAAATCTGGGTTAGGACAAGTCATGTAGAATAGATATGAATAAACCTTTGTAGATTCATCACCATATTCTTCCATAATGTCTTTTAAAAATTTCAATGTGTAACAGTGTTCACTAGGAACCACTTTACCATTAGCTATATCAAATAGTCTTACCATTATTTTTCATTTTACGTCTGTTCTTTTTCTTCTTAATACTCCATTTATTAGTATTAAGATCTCTAACTAACTCATCCCACCTATTTCTTTGTTTTAAGCTGTATATTCTCAACATTTCTACAAGCTTATCACTTATTTGTTCTTTCATGACCAATGTTTATTTTCTCTTTCAAAATAAAATGTGAGATCTTCTTCATCATCATTGTAATACTTTCCAACTACATCACTCTTAAATCTACTACCTATATTCTCATACAAAGAACTAGTAATCACTTCTCCTGTCACTTTATTTCTAAATAACTTAGTAAGCCATGTATAAGTGCCTCCACGAATAACACCTGCTTCTACTAAAAGATAATACTTATATTCTGTATCAGAGAACTTAAACCATGAGTCTATGTCACTATCCGCTTTTCTAACATACTTGTGTACTTCTTCATCTGGATAAGCTACATGTATAGGAAGAATATCACACATCTCCCCATCCTTACTTAGATTGTGAGCTATATGCATTGCCACTGTAGCAGAATAGTCAGGACTCACCATAACCACTAATGTATTAGCTGGAGAAATATCTGGATAGGTTTCTAATATCTTTTGAGAAAGATTATAAATCATATCTTTCTCTTGAATTCTAGAAATAAAAAGCGGTTCTCTCATTAGTGTTTAGCTTTAAGGTTATCTCGGTTGTCTTCTAACCAATGCAATATACTGATAACTTCTGACTTTAAGTATGGAAGATCATATTGAATAATATCTTTTACTATAGGATCACCATTTGTATCAAGAGCAGTGATTGGATTACCGAACTTATCTTTACCCACTTCTTCAAATAATATATGATGTATAGTCAGCACACCTGGCTTTAATTTTGGATTGTGCTTAAGAATGATATACATATATAAGCTAAGCTGTAAAGCATAGTGGTTTACATTGCAATCATCTAGATGAGCCACTGGTGAGTTCATCTTAGTAGTCACACCTTCCCAGTTAGTAAAGCCTTCTGTCTTGATTTCTTTGTTAGTCTTGTAATCTGTAATATGCACTTCTCCATTAATTACTTCTACTAAGTCAGACTGACCACATAGTCCTGCAGATTTTAAGTAAACCATGTGCTCAGGATATACACCATCTGTGAGCTTCTGATTTGGAGAAAATTTAGTACCGTCAATCTCAATCGGTTTAAAAATAGGCACAGTGTTACCATGTCTTTCTATTGTCTCTAATGAACATATATCTGATTCTCTGCAGTTGTGGTACCACGTACCAAGTGTTGTAGCACGTAGAGCTTCATTAGCCCATGCTTGTTTGATTTCTTCTGGCGTCATGCCATACCATTTTGACTTCTTAGACTTAGATGTTTTTAAAGCAATCTTATCTGCGTCAAATGGTTGTTTGAAGTTACTTATAAAGGATGTAACTGATATCCATTTAATATCCTCTTCAGGATTAATACTTTTGTAACTGTGGTCTTGTGGGGTGAATCTCAAAATGCTCATATGTTTATTGTTTATATTCCTAACTTCTGATTAATCATGTCCTCCTCTTCCTGACTCACTTCAGCTTGCCAATGTCCCTTTGGACATTCTGAAGATAAAGATCTAGTCTTAAATCCTAAGCTACATCCACAACCTCCTAACTCTTGATTACAACATGGTGTAGTACCAGCTACCATACATCCCTCATTATGCACTGTATAAAGTGCACAATCTTTACAAATCTGCATTCTGTATAGTGCAATTTCTTCTACGTCATCTCTTTTAAAGATAGAATTAGTCACTCCCTCCAGGATCTGACCCTTTGCTTTCCATATCTTGATTATGTTCTCTTTTAGACTCATCACTTTTATTTTTATGAAGCTTAATAAAATCTTTTCTTTGTTTCTCTTCATCCATTAAAACCTTGATGGCTTTTAAATCAAAGAGAGTTTCATCTGTTCTAAATCTAGTGACAATTTCTTGTAAGCCTCTTTGTCTAAAGTTCTCTTTAAAGTTTTCTAGCTTATCTATTTTGTCATCTAGTTTCCAATGTTTGATTGTAAAATCTCCTAAGTTAGTAACATGTATTCTACTATGTTTCAAACTTGACAAACTCTTTCTTATTTCTTGCCAATAAAAGGATGTCACATCTGACACCATTTGTTGTGACAAGTTTAGCTCTTCTGCTACAATAGGGATTAGATCTTTAGACTTTCTAGGCTTCAACGCTTAAAAATTTATAGTCTAACAAAATATTTCCATTAGCGTGTAACTTAAGATCAGGATTAATAAAGATCTTCTTCTTATTCTTTCCTTCCTTTTTAATAAGTCCTTTCTTCTCTGCCTTTGTCAAACAGTTACGTACAGACTGTGTGCTAGAGAATATCTTCTTGTCGTATGCTTTGTTACAGAAATGCGTAAGTTCTTGGTCTCCCTCAATTGCCAGGAATGTAAGACAGTTTAAATCTGCTTCACTCACTGGAATATCAAAGAGATAGCAATGTGTGAGTATCTGATATTTGACAATCTGCCAAGTGGTCATCCTCACTCTTTTATCCACCTGATTAACTAGTGCCATTATAATGTTATTTTAAAACTCATGTAATCTTCTTTTGTCTTGTTCCAATCCTTATGTAAAAGAACTGACTCTGCTCCTAGGTTTTTGAATATGTGCCAGCTAGCTCCATCACGAGCTTCTCCTGTAATATATTCGTAACCCATTTCCTGTGCCCAATCCATAAGAGAATGGATCATTTCATATCCTAATCCTTTTCCCCTATGGCTTGGTAGTACAGTGAAACTATCTATGTGTAGTACATTGGCACTTTGCCATGATACAATAATCTCTCCAAATAATACTGACTTCTCGTAGAACCACATGCCTTGACAGGTCTCATGTTCTACTAACATATATAACTTGTACTTATTATCCCATCTAAGCTCCTTTGGATGTTCACGTTCAAACTGATATGATAGTGAATAATCCTTTAGCTTATATACTACGTTCATATAATAGGTTTATTTCTTTAAGGATCTTTGCTTCTCTACAGCTGGAGAATTAGGGATGATCACTTCATCCCCCACTTTAATACCCTCTTCAGCAAGTTCTGGATTATTGTCCATATCTTCCTGTGTAATAGTGTGAGGAGTGCCTTCTGGCTTTCCGCCTTGCTGTGTCATTTGTGCAATGAAAGCTAAAGCCTTAAGTTCCTTTGCTCTAGAGGTAGCAAGTCCTGTGTTCAACTGTTGCAACTGTAACTGTACAGTTTTTACCTCAATCTGCTCTTGGATAAAAGCAATAATTTCTTCTTTTGACGGAACATTCTTTACATCCTGCTCCTCTTGTAATACGTTTTCTTCTGACATGTTGGTTTATTTTATTGGTTAAAAATTTAAATCGTCACCACCAGCTTGCTCTTCTGTAGAAGACGGTGCTGCATGATGCTGAACAAATAAGTTCTGAAATTTGTGGTAAGGGGTATCTATAATGTATGTATCCCCGTGCTCCGTAAAAATGGTGGTGCAATTGTATGTGAGAGAATCCTCATCTAGGGATGTAAGCTTACAGGCCACAACGACATCTAAATGAAAAGCAAACGCCATCCACTGTCCTTGGTCCTCTATGCCCATAAGTTCTGCCTTCTCTATATCTAATGTGTGGCAGTGAATGTTACAGACGTGTATCATTTTTTTGTTTGGTTTATATTATAATATACTTAATAAGTTTAAACTTAACAAATTTAATAATAGATTCCAAACTTACCATAATAATTTTTACACACTTATTAACAGCCCCCCACCTCTTAACCTATATATAGACCCCCCTCCTATTCATAAGGTTTGTGATAGAGGTTGTGAGGACCCGCCCAACCAAGCTACCCCACCATAAGTTTGGCGGGGGAATACCCCCTCGTTTAACAAGTTAAACTTAAACTTATGGCAGCAACATCATTGCATCTGCTTGCAAAGCAAGCTCTCGGTCAACTAGACACGTTGACCTTCAACATTTCGTCTGTGGAAGCTAAAGCATCCAAGACTGGAAATGTAGGCTTCCGCGTGACCACCGACCAAGGTCGTGTAGTCACTTTCTGGTCATCTTCGATGGACCAGGTCGTGGAAGCCACAGATGACGCTGGAAACTTCCAGGTCATCCCCGGCACCCGCCTTGCGGATGACGGTGGCTTGATCCCAAAGGATGCAAGCCAAGGTGGATTCTGGTCATAACCAGAACCACCAAAGGGGGATTATATCCCCTTTTTTCCGTAACCTCACGGAACCACTTAGTACTGTATGCTGATGTTAACCTGATGTAGGTTTTCCGTTGGGATAGAGTACTAAGTTTTACTACATCTATCTATTCATCCTCAACTTATTTCTTATGATCAGATCTAAGACACTCTTGTTTAATACCTGGAACTTGTTTACATACTGGTATTCATACATGAAACTAAGCTTTGATACTCTCAAGCTTAGACTAGTTAGACTAGCACCTGGATATACATCCAAAGTTTTAGTAGTTATTACGTATTAACGTGTGACTCTGTGAGTGGTAGGAAAGCCCTCCACACTTCTTTCATCCTTTAAAATATGCTTCTTAACCCACATTTTGGTGCGGATAAGATAGCTATAAGTCAAACAACACATGCTTTCCCTTATACCCTTGGGATGTAAGACTACAAGAGCCTTGGTCGGCACAGCTCCTAGACATGAGTGTAAACTGTCTTGTTTTATCTATCCATCATCCATTAAATACATACAGTATTATGAAGTTATTATCCTACATCTTCCTTATCATAGGATCTATCCTTATGATATACACTTTTTACATAATGTTCTATCCGGCTGGTCACACAGACAAGCAGTTCATTATGTCCCTGTTCTCTGGTATAGCTACCACTTTTCTTGGTTTCACACTTGAGACACATAGTACAAATGCTTACACACGCTTCCAGCGTGACGATAAACGTAAGAAATTACGTAGTTCCTACACTGTACTCATCCTGTCCAGTTTTCTGGTCTTAATCAGCCTTATTTGGCTTTAGTTAAAAAGTTTAAGTGAGCTCATATTTGACCCCATTAACATAGATACTATATAGTATACTTACTACTATGTTATGGAGGGGTCATATTTGACCTCATTAAAAGTATTATAGTTCCCCCAACGATAGGAGTTTATCTGTTCTACTTCACTGAACAGAGGCTTTATGGTGAAGCTTAAACCATTATTTATATAGTCAGGTGGCGGAATGGTATACGCAGGGCATTACAACCACCAAGAGATAATATCAAAGGTGTCCTATTCAAGAGTTGTTTACAGGTTCGAATCCTGTCCTGACTGCTACAAACGAATGTATGGATGGTTAGCCCTGGAGATAACGTCAAAGGGGATTACCACCAATTTCTTATTTATTAACCCTTTACATACTAAATCATGAAAGAAAAAGTAACTACATTTTTCAAAAACAATTACCACTCAATAGTAATGGGTGTTATGATTGGAATCTATGCACTTGAAGTGTATAGCAAAAGAGATTCTAAAGAAGTATTAGATCTCATCACTGATAGAGTCATCACAATCATCTGGATATTTAACTGGTGGGTTGTTATCCAGTTCAATAAGATCAATCAGAAGTATTCTGATGAAATTACTGAGCTATGGCGTAATGAATGTCAAAGACTATATGCTGTTATAGAAGAATACCACCGCATAGTACGGAAGTCTAAGGACAATACAACTAATATTTAATCATTAAATAAATACAAATGAAAGTATTTACTCTAACTGCTCACGGGCAGAGTCACAAAGTGACCGTGCATCTGCACAACTATTACCAGAATAACCGCTTAGCTATACAGCTTAACTCATTTGAGGACAAAGCTCCATATGCTGTGGTTACGGTGAATAAACCTGATGTCTTATTAGCAGACAACGAAGTGCTAGTTAAAGACTATTCAGAGAACGAAGGCATGCTTGACTTCCTTGTAAAGAATAACATCGTGACACCAACACCTAATGGCGTACAGTCAGGTTTTGTGTGGCTACCAATAGCTATAGTTAACGATGAATCTGTATGGGGTGAAGTTCCTAATCCTTATAGTTTAGCTGATGAGCCTGAGTATGATAATAACCTTGACCCAGCTCCAGATGAAATCAATACCACTACAGGTAAATCCATGTGGATCATCAAAGACTATCGTATATGGGCTGACTCATATAAGCAAGCATTAGAACTCCTATCTTTAATAGAGCAAGCATGATAAAGTTTGAAGAAACAAAGTCTAACTACAGATTACCTGCTGGTTTTCTGTTTGCTGCATGTATCATCATGATGGCATTAATTAGTCTGATTAGAAATAGTCAGCCTGTATTTGATTACCCCGAAGAGTTTAATGTACATACTATATCTAAGGATAGAGCAAACCCAACAGAAATGATGGTAGTTTATGATACCCTTAACAACAAGTATATATTTGAATTCATGGATAAATAATTTTATATGTTAAAGATTATATCTCAATTATTAGGAACTAAGGGACCAGAGGGTCCTTTAGTTTCCAACTACATTCCTTATACAAAATACCCAATAACACCAGAGTTTGAAGAATGGTGTAAAACATACAATGTGTCTTGCCTAGCTGATAAGCAATCAACTAGAGTAGAGATAGTAATGGGTAATACTATAAAGATAGTAGATCTACAATCAATTTGTCATTCATAAATCCAATCCACATGTCACAGAAAAAAATGACACCCACAATTGCTAAAGCATTAGCAGAACAAGTTCGTGATGAACTTAGAAAAACAGCTACAAGTTATGCTGAAACTACAAAGCATAAAATTAAAACTTCTAAAGAGTTTAAACAACTTGAGAAGCTGATGGTACAGAAAGCTGATATATCTAACAAGATGGATGAGATCAAACACAGTCTTGAAGAGAAGTTTTCTAGTAAGTTAGCAGATGTATCTATTTATACATACAGTGCACGTGATACTAGCATTACTATCAGAGAAACAGCTTCCGTTTCTGTAGAAGGAATCAAGAATATGATTCTTTTAGAAGATTATCTATCTGATACTCCTGAAAATACAGAAGACTTAGTCAAGCGTATAGCTGATAAAATCATGAACAGTAAACATTAATAAATGGCATCTGCTACTAAAACAGACTATTCTTTGTCTGTAAACAAGCGTGCAGTACAGAATGCTATATTTAATTTATACAAAAGATATAAGTTTGACAAGGTGGTTGGTTTAGCTGGTCCTAACATAACGGACTATTTGGAATTAATGAAGCAAAACGGATTCAAGTCTGCAGAGATATATGAAAATGATATCTCTCAGCTTGCTATCCAGATGAACAGCTTTAGACCCGTAATAGAGTCTAAGATACAGTTCGGTGACATTATTCAAGCTAAGCCTAATCAACCATACACCTTGTATGACTTAGACTTTTGCTGTAGCATTAACACTGCTAATCAACACATTCAGAAGTTTTCTGATGATGTTGCAATAACTACTCTTTCAATTAGACCAGTGGGCTTTATGCACACTATTCTAAAGTATGCAGAACTTATAGATAGAAAGAGCAATCCAATTATTGAATTTCTAGGTAGTGTAAACAACAACCTAGGAAAATATAGAATGTATTCTTTGACTGCAGGTAGTAAAAAATATATATGCTATCTGTACAAAGACTCTGTTCCAATGGTTACAATCCAATCAATTATTAATTAAAACAAAAATCCAGAACATGGAAAATTTAAACAACCCATCAATTAGTAAAAAACCATTTATGTTTACTAAAGAAGAAAAAGCAATCTTAAAACCTTATGTAATAGGTGAGAAAGAGATTAACAAACAAGTTTGTGATGAATTAAGTGTACAAATCGGTAGATCATTTAAGAACATCTATCAGTACATCTATCGTAACAAAAAAGCTGTTGGTAAATCTAAAAAAGTAAAAGCTAACTCTGTTAAAGTTAAAGCAGATAAAACAGTTACACGTGATAAATCTGTAAATAATAACACACCTATGTTTAAACAAGGAGAGTTTATTATTCCTGTAAGTTCATGGGAAGTACGTAATAATAATGGTACAACAAGCTTAGTTTTAAAGTTTGATAAATCAATTTAGTTTAACTACAAGAGGGAAGCTGTAATGGCTTCCCTTTTATAATATCAGTAACCATGATACTAAAAGACCGTGTGATTGATCACACAAAAAGCAATCTTCATGAAGCTATGAGTATTCCTAGCTATATGAGAACTAAATGCCGTGAGCGTATTTTCTTTGCATCTTTCTCTAATGCATTACAAAGAACTGAGTTGTTTGAAGATGAAGATGATGCTCCATCAGAAATGACTACTGTTACAGGAGACTTACAGCGTTGTCTTCAATTGATTACAGATCCTTTAGAATATGAATACACTATTCTTACTTTCTTTGGTCATCAGAGAATGGCTATGGAAGTATATGGTAGGTATAAGTTTTTACAAGAGTCTGGTAATTCTAAAGAAGACAAGCTAAAGATGAGCATCTTAAACTTAGTTGAGCAATTAAAGAATAAAGATGAAGATGATGAGGAAGAAGATGATGTAGATAACTTAAATAGCTCCACACTTCTTAAAAGAATATCTATAGTAAAAGAGTCACACTATAACTTTGATACTTACTTAAAATTAGTAATCAAGAAACTAAGTAGCAGAGGTGATTCTGACTTTAATATAGATGATCTATTAAAGGATGTTTTAAATTAAGTTTTTAGGGGTTAGTGAGTAAGGTGTAGTAGGGGGTCTTTGACTCCCTCTACATTTTTTGTTTAGTCTAATAAACGTTGTAGATTTGTTATACACAACCACATAATACATGAAGAACACAAACCCACGTTTAAATAATGGCTTTGGTCAAGTCTCTAATGAAGTTATGAGAGATCCAGAGTTATCTTTAAAAGACAAGGGCTTGTATGCATATTTATGTACGTTTGCTGGTAGTCAGACTAATGAATTAATAGTCAGTGTCTACCGTATGGCAGATGAGTGTGGTACAAGTCCTTCTACTATTAAAAGAAGTATAGAAGTATTACAAGCAAAAGGAATCATAGATAGAATCTTTATGGGTAAAGGTAACACCAGAAAGACTATCATTTTGAAATAAAAGCTTTAAGGCAAGTGGGACACGTGCACATATATTAGGTGTTATACACGCTAGTATATGAATAAGTCCTTGTCCCCACGCCATGTTATTGTGCAAGTCTGACCGACAGAGCTAGTAAAAGTTGTACAGGTAGCGAAAGGTTGAGCTGGTTTAACAACATGATGAATGGTCCTATGATATATAAACCTTGCAAAAGTTTATATGGAGGTAGTTTATCTAGTTATTCAAGTGCTCCCCAAGTGACGTACAACCGTCCGATGTGTCACTATCCTGTTAGTAGCCTTGCACATATCTTATTAACTGATTACAAAAGACACCTAAATCCTCCGGGTTGTGTCAGTTGTAATAGTTAGTGTACAAAGGGTCTGATTTAGAGAGCTAAGTAGCGTATTAACCATAATTACAAGGGCAGTATCCGCGAACCCCTTCAGTAATAGAGACGTCTATGAACCAGCAAGTAGCATGATCAGAACAATGTAGATCCATAAGAACTATGGAACCTTTAGATAGACCCTTTTTTAAAAATATTACTAGGTTGAAGCCAGATATAGGTAATAAAACCGACCCGTGATGCGTCCTATGTAACATAGTTATATAGAGCCGATATAAAGCCGGACATCTAGGAGCAGTTAGCTTAATATATGTTATTGGAAGCTACTTATACGTCACGTGTAGCAAAAACAGGATAAACAAACGGTAAATTTTTCCAAGCCTGAACTTTATTACTAACGAACTAAAGAGATAGGATGAGACACCTATCTCTTTTTTAATTTAAAGTATATGGACAAACATTTATTATTAATCTGTAGCTGCTATAGCTCAGAACATCAAATGATTATACATCTAGATGAAGGTGGTGATTTATATCCACCTGAAGCTTTTGTACATATTCATTTAGTAAGACGATCTTTTTGGTACCGTCTTAAGTATGGAATAAAATATATATTTGGATACAAGTCCAGATACGGTGCATGGGACGAATTTATCTTAGATAAAACTCATGCAAAATCTCTTAGAGAAATAGCTAAACACTTAGATGATGAAACAGTATACTAAACTACCTATTCCTACTGATTCAGCATGGGATAGATTTAAATGGGGACGTTATGTCCACTGGCGTATTAGATATTTCTTTCAAGGTGTTAGAAATATAGTAAGATGGATTCCTACACTCTATCATGATAGAGACTGGGACGATTATTATATTACTAAAATGCTTCAAAAGAAAATAGAGTTTCAAAGAGCTCATTTAGTATACTGCAATAGACATCTTAATATTGAGAGAGACAACTTCTGGATGACTGTAGTTCTCAACTTACTAGAGCGTAAGCATGAATGCTATTACGAGATAGAATATCATGACTATATAAAAATGGGTCCTAACATACCTAGAGAAATTAGATATGAAGGAGTTAATGAATATATAGCTAAATATCCAGGAGTTAAAAGACGTGCACTAGCTAAATATAAGAAGTATAAGTACATCCAAGAAAGTGATGCACTATCTATGTTTATGGCAAGTGAACGTCAACGTAAATGTGATGCTTTAATATTTGAAATACTTAAACAACATTCTGCTGAATGGTGGGATTAAATAAATTAATATGAATAACGTTTGGACAAAATCAGCTAATAACTACGCTATAAAAGAAGTTAGTCAACAACTTCCTCTGTTACCAGTAGGAATATACAAGTATCAATTAGATCAGTATGAACAACCGTTTCTTACTCAAATAGCTGATAAGTTTCATTTTCCATATAAGATATATGGTGTAGAACGCTCTTTTATAGATAGAGTGAAGCGTTCATGGACAGAAACTACAGGTAACTTTGGTGTATTACTTAATGGTGTGAAAGGTACGGGTAAGACTGTTACAGCAGAAATGATCTGTAACGAAATGAACTTACCAGTTATCGTCATACCATTTCACCACAAGTCTATTGTGTCTTTCTTAAATGAAATACAACAAGATGTTATTGTGTTTATAGATGAGTTTGAGAAAATCTATGACGGTTATAATAATTCATTACTTCCTATCATGGATGGTGCATTAAAAACCAAGCATAGATTGATGTTCTTACTTACTACTAATGAATTACGTATAGAGCGTAACTTGTTACAGCGTCCTAGTCGTATCAGATACGTAAAGACGTTTGAAGACATGACTCTACCAGTAATTATGGAAGTAGTTAACGACACACTCTTACATCCTGAGCTACGTGAGTGTACAATCAAGATGATTTCAGAACTACCTATCATCACTATGGACTTAGTTAAGTCTATTGTACAAGAAGTAAACATTCATCATGAAGATCCTCAGTTGTTTAAGCCAATCTTTAATGTACATGCAGATAGAGATGAACTGTTCAATGTTTCTGCAATGATTGATGGTCAAAAACAAGAGGTGGCTACATTTGCTCACGTAAGTCCTAGATATATTGTTGCAAATGCTTCTGTAGGAGAAGAATTCTGTGTAAACTATAGTGAAATAGGTGATATTGTATCTGTAATATCTGACAGTCAGATTGTTGTAAAACAAACATTCTACAATAAGTTAGAAGATGGTTCTGAAGAAGAAGTAACACAAGATATAATCTATTACTTAGAGAAAGCTACCAAAACACATAGATCATTTAACTCTTACGCATTTTAGTTATGACACAAGAACAATTTATTGAGATAAAAGGTGAGTATCTAGATAAAATCAAAAAGATGATTTTAGAGCTAGGTAATATAGAGCCTCATGTAACGATCATTGGTAATGATTTAGAAGAAGATAAGCCTGCTATTATACATATTCCTCTTCCTGAAAAGATAGCTAATTCAGATAATGGCAAACAGTTGTTTGTAGATAAAATGATTCCTGAGATAGCTGTTAAAATAAAAGAAAGATTTGATGTACAAGCAGTTTGTTTTGCATCTGAAGCATGGATGCGTGAGTCACATAAGGATGACTTTAATCCAGATCAAGATGACTACAAAAAATTACCTATTAGTAAAGAGATTTTAATAGTTACTATAGACACAGAGACTGAAACAGAAAGTCATGTATATGAGATTATTAGAATGTCAGTTTCTCCTACAGGTGATATAGTAGAAGATATTGAACTTAGGGACATGCCTGAGCTTAGTCATCAGTATGCCACTAATGAAGGTAGGTTTAGTGGATTATACAAAAAGTTTACTACCGTATAAATTTATAATTATGATTAAATGGTTTAAAAGTTTAGTTACAAACTACAAGAGAGTAAAAGAGTTAGAGACTGAAATAGTAGTTTTAAATGATAAAATCATTGAAAAACAAGATATCATCAATAAAACCAATGCATATTGGAAGAAAAAGATGTATCATCAAAATAAAAAAGCTAAAGAGTCATAGCTTATAGCTCTATTATCCGTAGTTTCTGCATATTATGTTTGCTAGTTATGCTATATTACTTAGTTTTATGGTAGACTAATCATACTAAAATGCTCTATCAACTACCTAACGGAAGGGTAATAGAAATAAGTACCGAGCAGTATTTTGAAATGACTGACGAAGAGCTAGAATATTTAATAGCTTATAACTATGGTGATAATTTAGAAGATCCATGGTTTGGTTCAGTAATTCATAAGAAAACTTCTTCAGCATATGAAGAAGAAACTCCTGAAGTACTACCTGATCTAACTAAGATATCTAACGAAGATAAGATTAGTTATACAGACATTGACTATAAGCCTGACGAAGAATAACTTTTATTATTTATTTACTTATGTACACCCCTGGGACACAATCTCAGGGGTTTTTTGTTTATTTTAAAATCAATTTTACATGAAACAAAGTAAAGTTAGAGTTACCGCTGATATTAACGGTAACGTAATTGGGGTATCCCAAAACAACCCAGAGTACGGTTATGTACGTGTGGAGCAGTCAGTAACACAAATTAGTGAGGCTGGTTGGTTAAAACCTGTTAAACGCTCAGCGTTAATTAAGGGTAAAGTAGAAGACTTAGCACAAGCTGGGTTTGTAGAAGGCCATGAGCTTTCAGGTAAGATTATTGTAAAAGAATCTCTTACACCATTTAATCCTGAGAATCCAGACAAAGACTTAAAGATTGCTGGACAAACAGGCGTAGTTTGTAGAATAGATGATCAACCAATCTATCGTCAAACATTCTATACTTCTAATCAAGATGCTTATGATGAGTTAATTACTCATGATAATACAACTGAGATCCGTGAGGTACAAGTTGCACAGAAAGAGATTACTTCTCTAAAGAACAGTGCTTTAAACGACTTAAGTCGTAAGATCTTAGCTGAAGAAGCTAATTTATAACTATACTAAGAGGGCTCAGCAATGAGCTCTCTTTTTATATACCATTCCATCACAATTATTATGTTTAGCCATGAGCAACCCAAACAAAACAGTTTCAGCTAACTCCAAAGGCATAGTTGTGTCTTTTGGAGATGTTAACAAGCATAGATTCATCAAGTATGAACCTACTGCTGTTCAACAAATTCAACTTTATGGTACAGTTAAGTATCAAAAGATTGAACAACCGGGATTTAACCATGTACAAGAAAAGCTTTATTATGAAGCTTTACATGGTTTAAACTTCTATACTACAGAAGAGATTAAAGCTATGTCTGTAGAAAAGAAGAGAAGTATTGTTGTATTATATACAAGAGTGCAGAAATTACTTAACAGGTGGAAACAAGAAATTATATGCAAGCAGGTAGATAATCTACTTATAGCATTATTTCCTAACTCACCTATTGCAAAAACTATGATTGAAAGTGAGTATTATGACAAAGATCTTGAATGTCCATTATCTCTTAGAGAACTTGGCATTACAAGTGATAAACTCATTGCAGAAAAACTAGTCCAAGGGAAACTATTACCGTATAACTTTTTTAAATTAACTTAATTTTATCATGCAGTATACATTTATAATCAATGGAACAGCACAGCTTGTGCTTATTCCAGAAAATGAATTAGACCGTTTACTATTAGAACGTACACTTGAAGGAGGTGGGTCTATAGAGGTAGAAAAAATCTCACAACCTGTGAGTATTTTAGGCAAACCAGTGACGGATAGTGTTGTTTTAAAACGTAAATTGCACTCTAGTCAAACATTTTTAAATACTAAAGATAGTGATACAAGCGAAACTTAAACAGTGTGCTGGTTGCAACCAAATGAAACACATATGGAAGTCTCACGGGAAAGATAAATACTGCAAGGAATGCTGGTATAGTATTGAGAAACCAAAGTCTATAGCTCCCATATCTAAAAAGATGCGGGAGACTGTAGACCAGTATACTAAAATACGTACAGCATACCTTGTAGTCAATCCTTCTTGTAAAGCAAACCTTGTAGGATGTACAAGTACAGCTACAGAAGTGCACCATAAAGCAGGTAGAGGTGAAAACCATCTACGCATAGCTACATGGTTACCTGTATGTAGAAACTGTCATACTTGGATAGAACTTCATCCTGTAGAAGCAAAAGAACTTGGACTATCAGAAAACAGATTATAACCAAAACAAATAACCTATGGACTCACGAGATTATCTTTTCAATGAAATTGGTGGTAAAATTAGTATGAGACTTTTTAATCAATTATACGTGTTAACAAGAGAGTATCCTACTAAAGATGAAATTCATAAAATAACTGCAGAGGTATTATTAAAACGTAAAGGCATTGGTAAAGTAGGAGTTAATGAATTTTATAAGGTTGTTTTAAATAAAAAACCACCTTTTAAATTAATTTCAAACATTAATTTAATAGACGAGGATAAAGTATATAATAATATAGAAACAGCAATCATACGTTGGAATATTGATGGTACTAAAACAGCAGGTGATTTAACAAGAGAGATTATAGCAATCTTTAAAGAGCAAGAAAATGGCAGAATTAAGTAAACAAGATGTAGTTAACGATCAATACTACATTTCTACTACAGCTTCTCTTAGTGGGGAAGGTAAGTATCTAAGTACCGTGTTTGGCTACCACAATAAAAAAATTATGTGGTCCAAAGTGTATAAACAAGTGTATTATGCTACTGTAAAAGAAGCAGAAGAAGGTCATAAAGAGCTTAAAAAACAATATTCATAATGGAAAAAGTAAACAGAAGAAGTCTATCAGGTATTTATATCTTTCACAAGTTTGATGAAGATGAGCGTAGAGAGCCAACAACCTTTGAAGATTGTCCTGAAGAAAAGCAGGATGAGTGGTTAAACAATTTAGATCCAGAAGCAGTAAAGACTTTAGCTAAGCAATTAGGTAGAGTTTTACGCATGATAGGAGATCAATTTGGTATTATGCAGAAAGAAGCCCCTGAAGATGATGAAATAAATTAAACTAAATAGTATGGAAAACTGGCAAGAGACAAGAGATAAGTACAGAAATGCTGTAGTTCATTTCTTAAACAGATATAATAAAGAAGTATCTGAACACATTATAGATGTTATGATATCTGTAATGATGACTAGAGATAAAGTTTTACAAGGTGGAAGCTTTGTACAAGCAGTAGTAGATAACAATCTAAGAGACGCTATTAGTAGAGCTGATAATGATTGTAGTAATAACTTAAAAATCATTACTATTTGTTGTCACAACTGCTATGTAGAAACTGAAATGATGTATGTCTAAAAGAGATGAAATCCAGCAAGAAGCTCTTGATATAGCTACGTCAAACAAACGTTGTGGCTTAGCTATATCTATGGGTGTTGGTAAAACCTTAATAGGTTTGCAATATATAGATTTCTTTCAGCAAGCTAATATGCAAAAGCTGAGAGTATTAGTTGTAGCACCTAAACTATCTATCTTTGATAGTTGGACTACAGATGCAGCTAAGTTTGGTATATCACTAGACAATGCTGAATTTACTACCTATCTTTCTTTAAACAAAAAGAATCCAAGTCATTATGATATTCTTGTCTTAGACGAATGTCATAGTCTTCTTACATCTCATCATATCTTCTTATCACAGTTCTCTGGTAGAATACTAGGTCTTACTGGTACTCCACCTAGACATCATCAATCTGAAAAAGGTAAGATGGTGCATCAATTCTGTCCTATGCTTTACAAGTATATCACAGATGAAGCTGTTAGTGATGATATTCTAAATGACTATAGAATTATAGTACACAAAATGCCTGTATCTAATATTAATAGTTTACCTGTTAATGTAAAAGGTATGCAGTTTTATACTTCAGAGCGGAAAAGTTATGATTACTGGACTAAAAGAATTGTATCTGCACAGTCTAAGAAACAAGAACAGATTGCTTCTGTAATGAGAATGCGTGTGCTAATGGACTTTAGAACTAAAGAAACATATGTAAAGAAGTTACTTGGTGATATAGAAGACAAGTGTATTATATTCTGTAATACACAGGATCAAGCTGATAGAATCTCTAAGCAGTCTTATCATTCTAACAATCCAGAATCTGAAGATAACTTACAAGCTTTTAAAGAAGGTAAGATATCTGAGCTATCATGCGTACTTCAGCTTAATGAAGGTATTAACATACCAGAACTTAGAGCTGGTATAATTATGCATGCATATGGTAATGAACGCAAGTCTAGTCAAAGATTGGGTCGTCTGTTAAGACTTAATCCTACAGAAACTGCTTATGTACACATACTATGTTACAAAGATACTGTAGATGAAAGATGGGTAGCAGAAGCTCTTAAGGACTTAGATCCTAGAAAAATTAAGTATTTCGATGTAAACATATCATCCTATGAATCATCAACCCTTTAACGGTAAGTTCATTAAAAGAAATGGCAGGCTAGAGTTTTCTAGTTTAGCCATTTCTAAACAACATGAACTATTTGTGTCAAACATACCTGATGGTACTATAGTAGAGTTCTTCTTTGAAGTACAACATGATGATGGTACTCTGCCTCAACTGGCTAAACTACATGCAATGATAAGAGAATTAGCATTACACGTAGGTGAACCATTTGATAACATGAAGCTGTTGGTAAAAGATAAAGCTGGACTATGTCTTGCTAGAGAAGTTAGTGGTAAAGAATATTTCTTAGCCAAAAGCTTTGGTGAATGTTCTAGAGAAGAACTTTCACTTGCTATACAAGCAGCAATAGATATTGGTATCAGTGTTAACTGTCCAATTGGCTAATATCAGCTTCATAAGTAAAGCCTTGTTCTTCAGCTTTACTCTCAATCTCATTCATTAGAAGCATCATAGTAGATAGATGTTCCATCCAGTCTAATGTAAGCTCTTCCTTTGCTACAGCTAGTCTTTGAAATTCAGCAAGTTCTTCATCTGTACGTTCATTAACCATATCAACTACAATAGCTTGTATTTTCTGTATAAAAGCTGAGCCAATAGTTACTTGGATGGCAGCATCCTTCTTGATCATTTTAATATTTGACATACTATCAGGTATTTGTTTTACACAAAAGTATAAAAGTTTATGACACAAACAGTAAATTTAGAAGAAATTAAATGTAAGCTTATAGAAAAGCTTACTCCTTCAGGATGGTCCATGAAACTACGTGGTTTCATCCAATCTAGTGACTTTGACAAGATACTAGAAACACTCTATGTAGAAAGAGAAGCTGGTAAAAGATTTACTCCTCTCCTTAAACATGTTTTTAGAGCATTTGAAGAATGTCCAGAAAAAGACCTTAAGGTTGTAATCATTGGACAGGACCCTTATCCTCATATGAATGTAGCAGATGGTATAGCTTTTAGCTGTGGTATCACACAAAAGCCACAACCTAGCTTAAAATTCATCTTTCAAGAAATAGAACGTACTGTATATCAGGAGTTTCCAACTCACCAAGATCCAGACTTAACTCGTTGGGCCAACCAAGGCGTGCTGTTAATTAATACAGCTCTAACTTGTGAAATGGATAAAGTGGGGAGTCACTACGATATATGGCATGACTTTATTATGTATTTACTAGATATGTTAAACCTTACTAACTCAGGTATAATATTCATCTTATTGGGAGCCAAAGCTCAAGAACTAGAGTCTGTCCTTGGACAAAATCACTACATTCTTAAAGCATCTCATCCTGCTTCTGCTGTATATAACGGTGGTAAATGGGATTGTAATGATGTCTTTAACAAAGCTAATGAAATTATCCAGGGAAACAACGGACCAGAATTTAAAATCAATTGGTAAACTTTAAAAATTAACAAAATGGCAGTTAACAAAGTGGAGATCTATGTATCTCAAATTTTAGAAGACCTAGACAACGGTCTTACATGGTTAAAGCGTGATGATGTAGGCTATGGATCTATTCAAGATAAATACAACGCTAAAGATCAACAGATTGCTATGATCAGAAAGCATCCTAAGTTAAAAGATGCTGAGACAAACATTATTGTATTTACCGTAATAGACGACACAAATGGAAGTGAAGATAGAGCTGTACAGCCAACAACAAGTAGAACTTTGGGAAGCTTATCTGAAAGTGGAACGGAGCTTGAGAACCTTCAAACCGAAACTATCGGACAAGATACAGACGTTCCAGTTGAGACAGAAGACCTTGGACGCACACCTGAACTTGCAGACGCAACTGACGCCTTCGCAAACCTCTAATATTATGGCTTTTGCTATTATACAAACTGATAGTTTGAATAGTACAATTACTTATTCTCAAACTTATTCAGCAACAACAACTCAAGTAGATGGTAACACTGTATGGGTGGATACCACAATTGACAAAACAGTAGAACAAAAATTTAAAATTAACCGTAACATGTCTAAAGTAAAATCTATTACTAAAAGAACCACGCAAGAAGTGCGTCAGATTGAAACCTCTCTAATTAATAAAGAGGAAGTATTTAAAATGCTAGCTTTGGCTGAAGCAACAGGACTACCATGTCTTTTAATTGGCCAACCAGGTGTAGCAAAAACTAAAACAGTAGTTGATTATGCTAAAGCATGGTTAAACAGAGATGGTAAGATGACAGCAAAAGACTTTGCTGAGAAGATCTACATCTTAGAAACTGATGAGGGTACTAAAGCATCAGAAATTAAAGGTATGCCTGACTTAGGTAAGTTATTTACAGACAATGAGTATACACTTAGCACTCCTATTGCAGAAGCTGAGATTGTTATCATTAACGAGGTAGATAAAGCTAGCTCAGCTATCCGTAACGCCATGTTAGGTGTAATGAACGAGAAGTTCTTATTTAACGGTAAGCACAAGATCCCATGTAAATGGAAGTTATTTGTGGCTACATGTAATGAAATCCCTAAAGAAGAGAAAGGCTCTCCGTTCTGGGATCGTTTCATGTTGAAGCATACAGTTAACCGTGTATCTGCAGGTGAGATGGTTAAATACTACAACAAAGGTGGTCGTGACTACCGTGAGAAGTTTAGTATTGGCATCCCTAACAAAACAGAGATCAATGAAGTAGAAATTCCAGTAGGTAAGTTAGAAAAGTATATGGAAGTAGGCTATAACCATAGCTCTGACCGTACTTTGACTTTCGTTCCTACATTATCTAAGGCAGTATCCTATATCTGGGATATCTCAGTAGACAAAGCTCTTGTAAAGACAGCTCAGATCATGATTGATCAAACTGCAGGTTCTGAATTACAGAACAAACTAATGTCACCAGAAGTTAAGGCAGTAATGAGTAAGGTAGAGATGTTACATAGCTACCAAACCAACGAGCAACTAGAGCTAGCTATTGCAGAGATTGAAGGTTTAATTAATACTTATGCAAGCAGAGGTATTATGGATTCAGGTCAAGTAGGTGAGATTGAGATTTCTATGCAATACATCTTACAGAATCATCCAGCACGTGTTGATGAAGTAGATACTAATGAATTAGAAGCTATGATGTCAGAAGTAGAATCTGAATCATCTATGCCTATGGAAGCTGTAATGCAAGTTTCAAACCCTTTTTAGCACAGGGTTATAGACATGTAACAGAAAATTATTACTGGAAATCTGGTATAATATATTTTCTAGATGGAACCGGTCAGATGAAAGAATTACTTTCATCTGCTGGTGAACCATCTTAGTTTATAATCCATAAATCATGACACATGGCTAGTCCAAAACAATATAAGAATGTATATACCATTCTTGAGAAAGTAAAAAAAGGTGAGATTCAGTCTTACTATAATGATGATGACGATGGACTATTTGGTAAGATTAACTTCTATAAGAAGGCTGACCTTATCAAACCATACTTACATTACATAGACGAGCGTAGAGTAGATACTATTGTAGATACATATGTTAGTAATCCTGAACATATAACAGATGCATATCGTAAACTAGTAGGTAGTTCTAAGATAGATAATGATCAAAAGCCAGACTTTGAAAGTTTTGTAACTAAGGTTAAAGAAAACTACAAGAAGTTTCCTAAGCATATGTCTAAAGATATTCATAAGCTTTTCTATCATAAGATGGAGAAACTAGAATTTGAAGACCGTGATGACTCAAACTACACTAAGTTTAAGTTACTTGAGAAAGCTAATAATCCTGTAGCTAAGATTATGGCAGAAGGTAGTAATCTTAAGTCTACCATCTTTGCTAGAAATATCATGGCTTACTTTGCTTTAAGATCTACTATGATGGAATACATTGATCCTCAAGCTAATGAAGATTTCATGAATGCTATGAATGGAGGAGGTGATTCTGATGCAGCAGATAAAGCTATGGATAAGATGTTTAATGATAGAGCATCTAAAAACATGTTTGACCAAGCTATTAAAGATGCCACTGATACATGTAAAGACATGGATCAAGCCATTGATAAAGACACTCAAGAAAAAATGTTTGAGAACGTCAATAAAGATGGTGGTAAGCAAGCTGGTAACCTTAGTCCTGATTATATCAGAAAGGTTGTACAAGAACTATCTAAACTTAATCTTTCTATGGGAAGCCTTAAAGATAAGATTAAGAAGCTTATGGATAAGTCTGTATCTTACTTTAGTGCTAAGAAAGAAACTATCTATGAAGACTTGTTTAACTCTGATAATCTTGCAGGCTTAAGTGACTACATAGAACTACATCCTAAGTTACGTAAGATCTTTGTAGAAGACGTTCTTGTAAAAGATGAGAAGTCTATTGGTAAAATAGATATCTATATAGATATTTCAGGATCAATGTCTGACGACTGTGGCGTAAAAGACGCCAACGGTGGTAGAATTAATAAGCTAGATTTCTGTAAAGCATTTACAGTAAAGCTTGGTGAGATGGGATTACTTAACGATGTTTACTTGTTCAACAATCATGTAAGTAAATTTAAGAATGATCCTATTTCTTTAGCTATGCTAGATACATCAGGAGGTACTACAACAGATAATGCTGTACGTAGTATAGATAGAGTTGGTGCTAATGCCTTAGTTATTACAGATGCTGAAGATCGTTGCAGTATTTACTCAGATAAAGCTTTCTTTATAGGAGTAAAAGGAGCAAACTTTAGACATTTTAATAATGAAGTGATTAGACAATACTCAGAGAATGGTCAAGTAGTAGTATTTGACGGTTCAAGAATATACAATGTAAGTGAAAAAGGTGATATGATAGTCTAAAGATTTATCTTAGAACCTACAACACCAAAGAATAACATAGGGACATCAGGATTAGAACTAATACTAGTCTTGATCCCTATGTTTAATTTAAATCTTTTTGTAAAAGAATAGTCTACACCCATACCGGTAAGGATACCTATATCTGTAGACTCAGTGAAAGTACCATCTTTAGTTAGATAAACTAAAGGACTACCAGAAAAATATATATCTGGTGATAAAGTAATTCTACGACTAAGTGTAAAAGGCTTAGTGTAGAAAAGTAATAAAGAACTAGTAACACTCATTTGTTTTTGAGGATCACTAGAAGGAGTAGGTACATAATCTGCCCCAGCAAAAGAAACTGTCAGGTTAGCTCCTGATACACCCCACTTACCCATAGGATAAATATATGCGTAAGTACCAAAACCAAACACTGTACCAAAAGCATAAGCTGCAGTAGCACCAAAGTTAGATATACCCTGAAGTTTACCTTCATTAAAGTGCATTAACGTATATCTACTACTAAGAGCAAACTGTTGAAAGTTGCTCCACAACATGCCGGTTACTCCCCAGGAAGATTGCCCAGTCATAGAAGACTGAGATATTCCACCGGTCATAATAATACTGAAACTATTATCTAGACTTTGCCCACCAGTAAAGTCAGAATTAAATAATATAGGATTTACTCTAGCAGGACCTTTAGCTCCTCCTTTAGATTTAGATTTAGCACTTGATTTAGATTCTGATTTAGATTCAGACTTTGACTCTGAACTAGACTCAGAAGAAGATTCAGAACTAGATGATTCTGAACTTGAAGAACTTTCCCCACTGCTAGAGCTGCTGCTACTAGATTCTGAGCTCGATCCTTGAGAATTGCTTGAACTACTAGCAGAGCTGCTAGCTGAGGAAGAAGCTGAACTTGCAGCAGAAGAACTTGCAGATGAAGCTGCACTACTAGAAGCTGAAGAAGCCGCTGAACTAGCGGCTGATGATGCTGCACTAGCTGCAGCAGATGAAGCGGCAGTAGACGCAGCTGCAGAGGCAGCAGCACTTACAGCAGCAGAAACAGCACCGGCTGTAATTTGAGTGCTAGTAGCTGAAGCTTGAGCAACAGAACATGGAGATAGCTTTCTATAGTCTTCATATACTTGATTGAGCCAATTATTAAAAGCACCACTCCTAACATCAGCTGCAGTAAACACACGAGACTTGTTATAAAAAACAATAACAGTGCTACCGTTGATAGGAATAACAAACGTAGAAACCACTTTCGTACATGGATCAATAAACGTTTGTACAAGAGTTTGTGAATACCCATAAAATGGTAGTATTACTACTATTAATAAGGATAATATAAACTGTTTCATCACTTGTCAAAGATTCCTTTTTTAACCATACGGTCAAGGATTCTTGCACAAGCAATATCTAAAGCTTTTTTAGTAGCAATAGAAATAGAAGATTGATTAAACTTAACAGGATCTAAACTAGCATCTGATAACCCAGATGTTTCTTTAGTAGTTTTAGCTTCACCTAAACCAGAACCAGAAATAACGGTTCCTGTTTCAGCATTTGTGAATCTCACTTGAAGACCAATACGAGTTACTAATAGTTGTTTAGTATCACCCTTAATATAAACAGATTCATCTTCTGAAATAGAGTAATCATAACATTCTATGGTAACAAAGTATTCAGCTAGGTTAATTTTACCCCTTCCATCTAATTTATTTTCTGATATACCTGCTTGAGAAGCTTGAAACTGTTTTACCATACGGTTTTTAATTTCAGTTTTATCTTCTGTAAACTTAAATCTGTTTAGATTTTCTAGGTATTCCATAGATATGTTAGCTACGCCTAGTCCTACACGCTTTTCTTTTAGCTCAGGAAACATCTCATACATTTCTTCAGATATTCCAGCTTTTAGAATCTGAATAGGGATTTGTTTACCTTCATAGTCAAGAAACTGACTAATGTCAATAGACTTCTCAAAACTAGCTTTATAGTTTTCAGTAGTAGTTTTAGCTATCTGACAAAAACCAGCATGCCCCAATAAGAGCATGCTGGATAAAAACACAAACCAAACAAAATATTTCTTTTTCATACTTTTAGTTTATTGGAATATTTGGAAAGCACCCAGTACAATAGCCAAAATACCCCGGACAAGCAATAGAATATGATATCGGTAGCCCAAAAGCTCCCAGTAATGTTTAAGAGCGTCTTGAATAAAAGATCGTAGCCCAATGGAAGGAAGAACATTGCTAGCATTAAACTGATATCTTTTAGAGAGTTCACTCTCTTTAGTCTGTTTCTTTTGTTCATCAGAATCCATGGGAGTTAATTAAGTTAAACAATATCTTTTATCTTTCCACACTTAAGACATTCTTCATCACCGTCTCCATCAGCGTCACCCCAAACGTGCTCACACTGACGGTGTGCAAAGTACTCATCAATTTTACCATCACCATCAAAGTCAAGACCGTCCATAACACCGTCTCCGTCTTCATCAATTTCTGTACCTTTTTTAACTGGTGCAGCTACCGGTTCTACCACTGCTTTAACTTCTTCTTTAACCTCTTCTTTAGAAGCTTGTGATTGTGCGTTAGCTCTATCAGCAGCAGCTAAGAATGCCGGATCTACTAAAGGTGTAGTGTCTTTAGGAGACTCTTTCATATCATTAGTATGTGATAATGAAACTCCGTCTTCCTCATCCATCTTCTGTACTAACATCTTGTCTTTGTCAGTATCAGAGAACCAGTAATCAATAATTTTACCATAAGAGCCAATAAACGCTCCTAGTAAAAGTAACAATAACTCTTTCCATTCACCCTGGATAGCAGTGCCGTATGTAATAGCAGTAAAGATACCTGCTATAATAAGCATAAATGAACCTAATACTAACGCTGTAATAAACCAGCGTCTCATCATCATTGATCCTAGTAGTTCTTTAAAACCACCTGATTGTGTGTTGTTTTCCATATAACTATTTATAATTTATTACCACTTTGGAGTTTCTTCTTTAAACTCATCACCTTCTTTTTTCTTAGGCTTAGGTTGATCAGCAGGTTTTGGAGCTACTTCTTTCTCTTTAATAATAACTGTTTTACCACCACCTCCACCAGAAGCTTGTTGAGCTTGTTGGTTAGAGTTTGTAATATTAATAACTGGTGCTGCAGCAGGAGCTGGAGTAGCGTCTCCACCGCCTAATAGTGATGTAGCCCATGTACCTGCAGCAACAACTGCTGTAGATAATACACCGATCACAGTCTTTTTAAGACTTGACCATGTTCCTTCTTGTTCTTGTGTTTCTTCTGACATAGTATTCTATTTTATAATAATTGGATGTTTAACTTCTTTACCTTTTACATCTATAAAGATAAGATCATAATCTTGTTTAGACAAACCAGATAAATCATATACTTTTTTAGTTACTGACTCAGTAGCAGTAAAACCTTCTTTCTTTACAGGTTCATCTTTACCGAATGGTACTACTTGTACAGAATATTTAGCTCCCACTGTAGTCTCAAATTCAGCAGTAACCGAGTTACCAGTTTGAGTAATTGACTTAATAGCAGTAGCTTCTGACTTTACACCTAGATTAATAGGCTCTGGGTTTGGAATATCTACTTTAGTGCAGGCATACACAACAAGTGAACCTACAATAATAAGATATACAGCTAATAGTTTAGTTGTTTCTTTCATTTTAAAAGTTATTATAACCGGTTAACTTAATTTGTGTAGAGTTAAGATAGATTCCTAACTGATTTCCTTTCTGATCTGCAGCATCCATAAGTGGAGATACTTTTACAGATGTAATAATATTTACACCTTCACCAATTGTGCTAAACTTAAGTTTAAAAGGTGTAGATGTTCCTTTGATAACTTCAGAGTTATTCTTATCTAAACCTCCAAACTTTACACGTCCATCTTTAGAGTTAGCAAATACATACCAAGTGTTTGGTACAGTGCTTAATAGTTCTTCAAACTTAATCTTAGTTGGATCAAATGTAAATTCAAACTGAAGACCACTAACACTTGCACCTTTAGAATCAATATTTACTGGTATCTCAATTGTATTAGATGTAACTGTTAAGTTATTTAGATTGACATCTATAGTACTGACATCAGTAGTTAAGTTCATAGATGTTCCAGTAGACTGAGATTGCATAGCCATAGATCTAAATGCAGAGTTAGTAGCTAAACTATTAACAGCATTAGACTGTACAATAGATGTTCCTGCAGTGCTTGTAACAACTTGAGAAGAATGTGATCTATTTACATCACCCCATAGTAAGTACTTAAGATCTAAAATAGCATTAGTACCAGCTGTAGCAGTTTTAAAATATGTCTTAGGATATGTAATATTCTTCCAGTTAGCTGCAGTGATAGATCCCCAAGAACTATTTACAGATGTGTTAAACTCAAATTCAGCTTTTAAAGCATAATCTACATTCTGATTATTAATATTACGTATAGAAGATATATATGTTGATGTACCGTCTTTTGCTTTAATTAAAGTAGAAGGAACAGTATATTGAGCCCAGTTAGCGTCTTCAGAAACATATTCAACAGGTCCCGTATAAATATCAAAAAGCTGTACACTTTTAATAGTACTTGCTACTGTACCACTAGGAAACTCTCTCATGTCTATACGAAGAGTACTAGAAGACGTTCCTGGAGTAACATATGCCCATTCAGTTTGACCAGCTAATGTAGTAGCGTCAGATGCTCTCCATGTAGGAAGAGACATATAACCTCCACTTCCTGATACATAAGTAGTAGGAAGCATGATTAATGTATCTATACCTGCAACTTGTGCAAGCAATTGAGGAAGATCACCACCATCTATAGATTTATTTTTATTAATATCTGCAGCATATAATGACTGTCCAGTTTTAATACTTTGTCCATTAGATCCATCTAATCCCATAGATGTAAACTCACCCTGAGCTGTAGTAAAATCTGAAATAGTAATAGCATTATTATAAATAGCATATAGCTGTTCCATATCATGCATTACTGAAACCTCATATACTTTATTATCTGCTAATGAAGCTTGATTAATGTCAACTTCTCCTGTAGATGTAACAGGGAATAAAACTCCTGTATTAGTAAGAGTATCTCTAAATGATACTTTAAGAGCAGATAGGTTGTATAAATTAGAATTTAAATCTACTTTAGCTGTTACATATTTACCAAAGTTCTGATTCATAGTTACAGTTGTAGATAATGGAGCTTCCATTATTGTAGGTTCTAAAATACCAGACCCATTCCAAGCAGCAACAAAGTTTAACTTAATTGGATTAAATGTATAAGCTGTAGATGCAGCTTTTAATCTAAATGTATATCTAACAAAATCACCGTATCCTTGATATGGCATTCCATTTGGAGTAGACCAAGATACTGTAGTTCTTAAAATAGCATTTCCACCATTTGCATTATAAGCATATTGAGCATACTGGTAGTTAGTAGTACCATTTGTAGTAGTATTAGCACTACTACCTGATGTCACACTAGTAAATGAATATCCCGGATAGTTATACCAAGATGTATTAACTGTTGATCCATAAGGTACCATTCCACCGTTACCACCAGTCCCTGTCATATAAACAGATACTAACTCAAAGTTAGTCTGGTCATATTGCATATCAATTAATGTTTGACGTGCTGTAGTATTATTATTACCATCAATATAGACAGTGTACACAAAAGTACCACCTCTATTAAGAGTGGCACCACCAATTGCAGTAGAAGCTTTAAACTTCAGTTGAGCAAAAGACTGTAGAGAAAAAGCCAATAAGATTGTAACAAGAAATAATACTTTCTTCATTATAATAGTTTATTTACCAATGAGTTAGAAGCTTTCTTTAAAGCAGAACTTAAATTTTGTTGGTTAAACTTACCCCCTTCATCTATAAGAATAGCTGACATAGATACTTCATCTGCAGATTCTTCTACAATGATTTTCTTATCCAGCTTACCGTCTTTGTACAAAAGACCACGTAGACGGATGACTACAGATTCTTTGTTATTATGTAATACAGAAAAACTAGATTGTGTTTTTAATACATCTAGATATATGATTTCTACAGAAAGCTTTAAGTTAGCTGTCTTATCTAGTTCATATTCTTTTTCTTGAATAGCTTCTTCTAGAATATTCTTAACACCAAATTCTAAATTGCGGTTACCGGCAAGAGATCCTACTACTACTTTATTAGTAACAGAAGATATATCTATTTTCTTAGGTTCTTCATACCAGATATTACCAGGATGATTTCTAAAGTTACCATCAAAAGTCCAAGTAAACCAGTTAGTAATAGCTCTTGTAGTTTCTTCTTTACCTGCAAAGTGTAAATAGATCATGTATCCTTGAAACAAGAATGCAAAAATGATCCATACAAATGCTAATCGTATAAAGATTCTACCTATAAGATCAATTAGTTTTTGACTATAGGTAATTACATATGCTTTCATAGTATATTATTTACCTTGACCTCTATACTTCTTGACATGCTTGTCTTTAGGTCCATTGCTTTTACGTAAACGTCCTGTCTTTCTTTTACCAAAGGTGATCTTCTTAGATTCACCTCCTTTAGCTTTAGCCATAGTGTGTTAGTTTTATGCAAGTAATGCGTGATATTCTTTAAAATGCTTAATACGATCTGGTAAACCAATTGTACCTCCGTTAACACGTTTAGTAATTTTAGTTACTACTTCAGCACTAGATCCAGTATCAGCAATTAAATTAAGACCATTCTTTTTCCAGAACCAAGCAGCAGAAGCTAACGCATGCTTAGAAGACACTAAGTCAGGATTAGCAAGGATATCATCTTCTACAGCTAGATCAAATGCAGCATAGTTACTTTTACCAGTTAACTGAATGTAACCACGACCACGGAATTTAAATCCTTCACCAGTAGCTTCAGCTCCGTTACCCATACGATTTCCGTATACACGGTTAGCAATCTTTTCTGGTTTACGAGCATATGCATCAGCTAATGCTTGTGTAGGAAAGTATTTCTTAAAAATACCCATAAGTCCCTTAGCTGAATAGTTAAGGTTCTCTTGAGTTAATCTAAATCCGCCAGACTCATGACCACACTGAGCTAAGAAGTGAGCTAATCGTAATGGTGTATTAACACCAAAGTTTTGCATTACGTTAGGGATTTGTGCAATTACAGTATCCGGAACGTGTCCTTTTAGTTTGTCTAAGTTCATATATGTTAATGTTTTACTTCTTCTTCTTAGTAGCAGTTTTAGCTACTTTCTTAACTTCTTTTTTGATCTCTGCAGCAGCTACAACTTTCTGCACTTTGTTACCAAATAAGAACTTCTTAACTAATTCAATAATTTTCTTCATACTATTTATTTTTTTTACCAATCTTCCAGTAAGTCTGGAAGCCATAAGAAATATTTCCGTTTATATCTGATCCAGCTTTAAGTCCGTAGATCTTATCACCTTTAGTCTTTAGGATAAGTCCTGCTTCAGCAGAATGTAATCCTAATGTTTGTGTAGTATTTACACCACCACCAACATATAACTGAGTTTTAGATGGAGCCTGATTAGTAATTGTTACTGTCTTAGTAACAAATGGTACCTTGTAGTTATACTTCCACGCTCTACCTATAAGTTTATTCTCTCGTACAGAATCTGTAACAGAGACATAACCAAGAGTATCTAGTTTCACACTGTCTACATATATTGCTAAAGCAGTGTACATCTTAACTAAATTGTCAAACTGTATCTTTAGAGCAGCATAATTAGTATCAGCTAGATACTCAGTCTTACCTGCAATAAATAAACTATCATGAATAATCTTAGCCGGCAAAGGCTTAGAGTAAATTAAACTATCGTGAACTGACCACGTAGTATCGTGTACTACTAGTGTATCAGAAGTAGAATGACTACCTCCACCTACACAACCCTTGTTCTGTAAAAGAACAAAGACTACTAATACACCTATAATAAAGAGATATACTTTATTCATCGGTTTTCTTTTTAAATGAGAACTTATCCCCTGTATCCCCAAGCATAGCTGCAATGGTCATATACATAACACCTTCTACTAAAGCGTCTGAAGGTTTGATGTCACCATGACTAAATGAGTTAGCCGTAAGAGTAATACATAAGAAAAGAGCACCCATGAAAGCTATCACAGGTTTGATAGAGATGGACTTACGTTCATCTTTAAATAAATCAATGACCCATTCTTTAAATGTCATATGTTAATATTTTACAGCTACTAATTTATTATCTGGTAAAACAGCTACAAGTTGTTGATAATCAACAGGTTCTCTTGTTGGAGCTATAGGGGCGTCAGCTGTTTTATACAACTGACGCTCTATGTTATCTATACGAGTTTTATCTATATTAGACTGAGCCATTAGTAACTTAACATCAGCTTTTATCTCATTGACATCATTCCATATCAAAAGACTAACAAGTGATACTAAAGATGGAAATATCCACACCTTAAAAGCAGCTACAGAAGGATTTTCTCTAGTCATTTATGAAGGATGTTATAAGGTTAAACAAACACAGCGTTACAAGTATCATAAGCTACTGGTAAAACTCCAATATTCATATTTGATACACTGCCTGTAGCTGTAATGTACATAGCACGTGATCCTGACCAATCTGGTAAAGTTTCATAGTATTTGCCAATAGTAAGAGGTAATGGAGACGCAACACCTATATTAGTTATAGTTGAAGGATTACCACAGTCACCACTAGCAAACTCATCACCTATATAGTAATAAGAATAACAAGGAACTACAGAAGTTGCTTGCATCATACCGTTAATACCGGTTGCTGTACCTGCAGCAGACATAACAAATAATCTGCTTTCCCAGTATCCTAAAGTCTCGTTATACATAACAACTACCACATCACTGCCTGGGTTAGGCATGCCGTTGTTATTTATTGGAGGTACAAAACCAAAACCTAGACCTTCAAAATCACCGGTAATAGATGTAGCTGTTCCTAACGTATTACCACCAACTAATGTAACATTAATATTAAGATCTGTCATAGCACATGACGGTGTACCCATCATTCCGCCTGGACCAATCTTAGCGTTAAATGTAGGAGCTAGAGTTTGTTGTAAACTTACGATACCAGTTTCAGTGTTAGGACCATAATGTACAAACAAACTGTTAGCTAAAATTTCACCTTTTTCATCCAAACGAACATAATACTTTAAACCACTTGGATGAGCTGGTAGTGTCATTTCTTTTGTAATTTCAATAATGTTACTTTGAGCAGGAACTTTATCTGCTGACATCATAACACCTGCTATAGGAAAGCCTAAAGCATCTTTTTGGGCGTAAAATTTCTTAGCCATGATATATAATATTTTTTAGAATAAACTTGTAAGGTGTAAGGTTTCCATAAACCCTACATTATAATATACTAAATATTCAGGAATTAACCTAGATTTGTTAACTAAACCAATAAACCGATATGGAAACATCTAGCTATGAAGCCAGACTTGAAACAAAGCTAATTACAGAGTTTAAAGACTTATTTTATGAGAAATTGGGCTATTACCCAATTGTTTTAGCTAAAAACAGAGTACAAGAAAATGGAACTATACCTGTAATGAGCCTGGAAGGGCTAAAGAAAATGTTTGATCCTTTCTTACCATTTAAGTTTGATGGAGCTATTCCATTAGAATCTAAGATAAGAGAAAGAGATATAGTAGAGTTAAGAATAATCTACTGCTTTTTAGCTAGAGCAATGAAGTATAATCTAAAAGCTATTGGTAGAATATTAGGAAACAGAGATCATACTACTGTTATTTACAACGTAACTATGTTTAATAACCTAATAGAAACCAACGAAAACTTTCGTGAAAAGTATTTTACCATCCTAAATTACATAAAAACACAACATGAGCCACCAACTATGGACCACCCTGATCAAGTACAATACCAGCCCCAATCAGATTTACTTCCTGGATTGCTGTAGAAGTAGAATAAAGCCCACTGGAATTATTAATCCAGAAGCTGAAGCTAACATCTGTAGAGCTAAGGGATATATAAATGATCAAGGTCAGCTGACACAAAAAGCATTAATTATTCTAGATGAGTTTGAAACCTTCCTCATCAAAGCTAAAAAGAAGGTAGCCACAGAAGTACTAGGAGATAAATTTCTAGAGAAAATATCTTACTATAGAGAACTTTTCCCAGCTAAGTCATTACCATCAGGTTCTATGGCTAGACAATCAGTAGAAGAACTAAAGAAGAAATTTATTATATTCTTTAAGACTTATCCCCAGTTTAACTGGACATTAGTTCATCTAGCAACTGACTACTATATCTTTGAGAAAGAAAAGAAAGGGTATCAGTTCATGATGAACAGCAGTTATTTTATACAAAAGACAGACAATGTAAGTAAGACCACTAAGTCAGAGCTTGCAGACCACTGTCAGTTTTTATTAGATAACCCAGATATTTTAAAACCTGCGTTAGCAGATTATAAAAAGCAAAATGCAGACTGGTTTGAAGATAAAGTCTAAGAAAAATTTTGTTTTTTACAGAACTTATCCTATATTTGAACTACATAAAACAATCCAACATGAGTAACAAACCCCACAACCCAAAAGTTATTAAAGAGATATTTGATTCTCTTCCTACACTAGATCCTTCAAGACCTGATCTACGTATTATAAACTATGATTTACTAGAAACTATTGTAGCCAAAGCTGAGCATGTAGCTTCCTTACAAGGATCGTTGCAAGCGTATGGTGAAGCTAATACAATTGTAAAAGATGTTCTAAGTAAATCATTTCCTAGTTTATAATATCAACTCCTTATGGATCAGAATACAGAAAGACCCTTTGGTGCTATTACGCACGCTGAAGGATTACGCAAAGGTCTAAAATACATTAATGATAGACGTAAAGGACGTATCAAGTCCTTAAGAACACCTTGGGATGCTATTAACAATGCAACTATTGGTGGTATAGAGTGGGGAAGCCTAGTTACAATAGGTGCTCGTCCCGCTGCAGGTAAGACTATGTTCATTAGTCATATCCTTAGAGAGTCTAAAAGACTTAATCCTGACCAAGACTTTTCTATCTTGGAGTTTCAATTTGAGATGGGTGATGAATCTTATGCAGCTAGAGAATATGCTGCACAAGTTGCTATGGATTATAACGTAGTGTTATCTTCTAAAAGACAGCTTGATGATTTTGCCTATGAGCAAATGGAAAACTATCTAAAAGAAGCAGAAGAGTTAGAGAAACAAGGTATTCAAAGGATACGTATTAAGAAGCCTCTTACTTCTGCAGATATGAAGAAAGCTATCCATCATTATTTTAATGAATTAGGTGGTAAACCTATGATTGTAACTATTGACCATAGCTGGCTTGTTAAAAAAGCTGCAGATGAGAGAGAGAAGTTACAGACTTTATACAATATAGCAGATATGCTTATAGATGTAAAGCGTGATCTACCTGTTATTGTAATTATTCTTACACAACTTAACCGTACTATGGAAGATGTATCACGCAGAACTCCAGGTACTATTGCTAACTATCCTAGTTCATCAGATATATTTGGTGGTGACGCTCTTATGCAAGGCTCAGACTTAGTCTTTGCTATTAGTAGACCGTTTACTCTAAACATAGAAGATTATGGACCAGAACATTATAGAGCAGATAAAGAAAACGTATTCTTACATTTGTTAAAGCTACGTAACGGTGCAACAGATGAGAATATTATATTCTTACAGACTGACTTTAAAAGACAACGTATGATTGAGTCAGGTCCTCCAGCAATCATACAACAACAGCCTCAGACATGGGCACCAAGAGGACCTAGAAATAACAGACAAGCACCTTCGGCTGATGTTGGCCAAGAATTATAAACAAAAACACACAGTATGTCAAGTAACACACCACAAGTAACAGACGTCAAAGAGCTTAAGAAGCTTAAGCTTGAGACAATCAGAGATTTTCATCAGGATCTGATTGATGATTTAGGTATCTCACGCACAGATTTCAACATGAAGATGCCGTTCTATGACAAGCATGGTAGAATGGTAGTAGGTATTTTCTCTTCAGAGTTTAGAAAAGAAAAAGGTTTCTTCTTTGAGTTAATTACTAGAGACTTAAGTCCTGCAGATGCAGAACGTAAAGTTTATAGAGTACCGTTTAGCTCAGCTTTTGAAGAAGAGTATGAGCTTAATGAGAAAGGATCATACTTAGTCCCTTTAGAAGAGCTAAGAATTGTTAATCCTACATCAGTAGCTATTAAGAAAAGTGCAAACTTTGGTATGGAAGAAGAACAACCATTACCGTCTTCTTTACCTAAGCCTCCAATGCAAGCTTATAAAGCTCCTGCTACAATGGAAGATGCACCTTATAGTGAAATGACTATTAGAGATTACTATGCTATCCAAACAGGTAAGCCAGTAAGTTCTAAGACATGGCTAAATGAATTAATCAAATCTACAAAATAACACATGGCACAAGGAGTATTAATTATTGCAGAGTCTGGTTCTGGTAAATCAACATCTATTGAAAGTCTAGATCCAGCAGAAACGTTTATCATTAACGTTGCTAACAAAGCTCTACCGTTTAAAGGTTGGAGAAAGAAGTATGTTCTATGGAGTAAAGATAACCCTACAGGTAATCTATATTCTGCTAGCTCATCACAACAAATAGAAGCATGCATTAAGTATGTTTCAGAGAAACGTAAAGACATCAAGAACTTAGTTATTGATGACTTCCAGTACATGAGCTCATTTGAGTTCTTTGAAAGAGTAGACGAGAAGGGTTACGAAAAGTTTACCCAGATCGGTGCCAACCTAGCACGTATTGCACGTATGCCTAAAGATTTGAGAGATGATCTATTAGTTTTTATCTTGACCCATGCTGAAGAATCTACAGATATGGAAGGTAAAAAGAAATTTAAAGCTAAGACTATTGGTAAAATGGTTGATGAAAAGCTTACCTTAGAAGGATTATTTTCTATAGTTTTGTTTGGTAAAGTTAAGAAAGACAAAGACGGAGTCATCAGATATGTGTTTGAAACATCTAACAATGGTGAGAACACATGTAAAGCACCAAGAGGTATGTTTGATGATTTTGAAATAGCTAACGACTTAGCTTTAGTAAGACAGAGTATTATAGATTACGAAAACTAGTATTTTAATTTTTTTATTCACATAAGTTTAAATTTAACACAACATGTTTAGTACAAAAGGACAAGAAGTAAAAACAGGTGGAGGTACAGCTAAATCTCTACAAGCAGGAGTAGTTTATGCACACATTTACAGTGGGCAAGTAAGAACATCTAACAAAGGTGACAAGAAAACCTTAGAGTTAGTATTAGAAGGCCCAGCATCTGAGGGCTTTGAAGGTTGGGCTATTGATAAGAATAACCCAGATGGACCAAAGTATACAGGACAATCTAGTCGTGTATCTGGAACTATCTGGACTGATCAGTTCAACGACAGTAATGTAACTAAGAATGAGATCATGTTTAAGCTAGCAGTTATTGCATCAGAGCTTGGATTACGTGATCAAGTAGATAATATTTCTGCATCTAGTATTGAAGACTGGGTTGAGAAAGCAATCTACATCTTAAAAGGACACAATCTTTATTGGTTCTTAAAGGGTACAGAAGAGGAATATAATGGTAAGACTATCATTAAGTTATCTTTACCTAAGTACAAGTTTGTTTCTACAGAAGAAGCTAAGCTTGACAAATTTGACAAGAATAACCAGTATCACTACAAGGCTTTACAAAATAAACCAGTAACTAGCTTTGAGCCAGTTAACAGTGATTTTGATATGTAATTAGCTGCCCAGAAGAGTGGGGGAGAGGTATTGCTCCCCCTTCTTCATTTTAAATCTACATCATGTTTAAGATAAAGAATATGGTGCATGACATCAAGGATGTCCCAGCATCATGGATATTTGAACATTTCTGCAAGCTTAGAGAGAAGCTTAATGGGCATGATATAAAGATTAAAAGTCTTTTTAATTCTAAAGAACGCACACCTAGTATGTGCATCTATTACGATCCTACAAAAGACACATATAAGTATAAAGACTTTTCTTCCGGCAACGGTGGGTCAGCCATAGATCTAGTTAAAGAAATAACAGGATTGTCTTATCACAAAGCATGTACTCTTGTAGTAGAGAATTATAATGATTTTGTACTCCACAATAATGGTGGGTACGATGTACAGAAATTTAAACAGGCGTCTAAGTATAAAGTTAGTCAGTTTGTTTTCAGATCTTGGACTACTCAGGACCAATACTTTTGGACACAGTTTAATATTGGCTCACGTCTTTTAGATGAGTATAACGTAAGACCTCTTAGCAGTTATACTATGCATAAAGATACTGATGATGGACCCATTGATCTAACCATTACCGGTAACTATTTATATGGTTACTTTAAAAATGATGGTACTCTGTACAAAATCTATCAGCCTAAAACACTAGATAAAAAGTTTATTAAAGTTCAAGACTATATCCAAGGTGTTGAGCAAGTAAAGAGTGCACCTTATCTAGTTATAACGTCTTCACTAAAAGACGTAATGTCTTTAAAGAGTCTTAAGATTTCTACCTTGGATATCATTGCACCAGACTCTGAGAATACAATTATCCGTAAAGAACTTATGGATCAATACATCAAGAAGTATAAGAAAGTGATTATACTATTTGACTATGATGAGCCCGGCATCAAAGCTATGGAAAGATATAAAGAACTATATCCAGAAGTAGAATATGCTGCTCTACCAATGAGTAAAGATCCATCTGATTCTATTAAGGACTACGGTCCTAAAGAAGTGTATGTACGTTTAGTACCTATACTTAACAAAAGAATATTAAATGATCAAGAAGAAAACAACTAGACGTACTGCATCTCCTAAGACTAGGAATGCAGGTACAATGACTGAATCCGCATTTTGGAGTTTCATTAGAAGTACGTTACGTCAAAAATCAAGATGGTGGAAACCAATTACACAGTGTAAAATGGAATCTCGTAGACCATACAAAGGTCCGTTGAAGAGACAGAAGTTTGAATACCAGTGTAACTCTTGTAAAAAATGGTTTCCTGAAAAGAAAATTAATGTAGACCATATAGTTGGTGCAGGTAGTTTAAACTGTGCAGCAGATCTTCCTGGATTTGTAGAGAGATTATTCTGTGAACAAGATAATCTACAGGTACTCTGTGAGGTGTGCCATAATGAAAAAACACAACTTGAAA